ACAAGAAGCCCACCTGTCCTCAAGACGGACACTATTTATATAGCCGGGTGGGTTTTACCTCACTTTTAACCAATTCTCCAATGCGCCCACGTGGGCGGTAATCCACGACTCAGTTGAGGCGCATGGCCAGACAATCAAACACGTCAAACCGCTTTCAACACTTCAATCAGGCTCGTCCATGTGCATCATCTCAGCACCACGAATAAAGGTCTCAATCTTCCGCTCTTGCTTTCCATGCCAAACTTCTGACTCTATCTGTTCATCAATCTCAAGCTCAGGCGATTTCACTCTTGGATCGCCAATCACTTCAGAAAAGATGTCTTCATCGACTTCTTCATCATATTCGGCAACAAAACGTTCAACGTTGCTCAAACGAGTACCTTTACGACCAGCCTTGGTCACGTGCAATCCTTTATGTAATAAGGCAGCGCTCTTCTCGCGTTTATTTGCCCGTTGCTGGGCGGCCTTTGCAACAGTACTTGTAACCAATTGCTTTGGCCGACCGACCCCCGAACCCAAATCTTTTGAGATGGGAGCCGTCATAACTGCCACTGTCGGTTGGACAATGACTGCCGATTCAGGCACCACCACATCAACTGGCAGCACCAACGTCGGCAACTGCGCATCTTCTAACGCAGCCTCCACAGCCATTCCAGGAAGGCCACGAAGCTTGGGTGGTAAAGGCACCGGGTCGCCGCTCCACAACGACGACCACACGGCACGATCTGGAAGTGACGGTACAAAGGTCCGCACCCCATCCTCTTCTTTGATGATGTGTACTGCAACATCAGACCGAAAAGGATCACCTACCCACTCAGGTACATCCATAGTGTCTTGATCACCGATAGTAAAGAGTTCCGGTCGCAAACATCGGTACACATTACAGACTACGTCATAAATACCTGGCTCGTAATACAGCCCAGCTACGACCAGTCCAATAATACGTTCCAAAGTATACTTCCGGCGCTCACTCGTATCACGGATGTTCCTTTTGGGTAACCCAAGACGCGCAGCTAGTCGCACTAGATCTGGCCGGGCAACAAACTTGCCCGACATCCATTCTGGCATATACCCCAATATAGGCGTTTCTAACGAGCTCTGGATAAAATTTCCGTCAACACTCAACTCAGAAAACGTCATATTCTCAGGTTTCACCAACATCCCCAAATCAGCAAAACAACTGATTATTGTGCGACCAACTTGTTCAGAAGTAGTCCCAATACCATCCTTAGAGTACCGGCCAATATTCTCCAACATATACCGGACACCTAGTACTTTACGGTGCCCAATCATTGTCGTTCCAGCAATGCCGGAATTCACACCAGTCCTCTTAACATAGTACTGCCCTTCTACAGTGACTACGCAGGGTCCAGCCAGTTGGTGATAAAAATTGTTAATCACCCCAACCTCTGGCTCCAGCACCGCGGCATCAATTCCCGCCTGGACCGCCAAATCTTCTGCAGATACTGACATGTCCATCGAGGAAACATCACAGGAATATAACACCACACGATTGCCGATCTTAACAGAGACCCACACGTCATCAGAGTAGTCCTTCACACAAACGCCAAATAACCAGGCTTGTTCATTCAATTGTACCAACAACCTATGCATGCCGCCACTCATCAAAGAGATACCGCACGCATCGGTTGATCGTTCAAAACCTGGCATAAAACAATGTGGGAACCGACGCTTGATGCATTCTACATACTTAGACAACACCAGTGACGTCGCACCATTATACACATAATATGGGCGAACTTTGACACTTAAGTCACTCACAGGCATTGCTTCAATTTTTGCTTGCATCACCGGCACGACCAAATATCCGTGCCCAGCATCATATAACTGTTGAACTGTAGTTCCAGCACATAACGTCGTGAAAAGGTCTTCTGACCATTTTGCCAATATCAACATCATCTCCTCCTCCGTTTTCTCATGTTGATAATACGGTAATCCCATGGAAGCTTTACGAATCTCTACATCCTGGTCACGCAACTCTTCAAGAGTAATTGCAGATAGCCGTTCAGGATGCATAACTGATTGATACTGCTGAACATTCAGAGTAACCTTCACATTAGGCACCTGTCCGAAAGCAGTCTGCACACGGTTGAAGAATCCCTCTGCGTGCCCAGAAGAGACAACAGTTTCTTTCCACGTTTCAGCAACTTTTTGGTAATATTCAACACTCTCGTTCAACCCTAAAGTCGCTTGTACCCGTTCCTGATTAGAGTTTGAGAAAAACGTCCCCATTACACCTTTATCCTTTCCAACAAACATGGAATGGATAGACACCTTCATAGGGGATTGAAAACTCTGTTCACCCTGCACGGTTAGCTGCTCCAACTCTTTTCGAGCAGCAACACATGCCACAGGGACACCATCGTATATATACTTCCAGTCAACTGGCATCGGTTTGACAGGGGTAAAAACACGTCGGCCACGACACATTACGGAATTCATTACAGCTCGAATTGCAGCCGGTTGCCACTTAGGCTTCGCGGTTACAGGTGGATGAGGTACTAATTTCACAAAAGTACCCGGGTCCCTAATCGGAACGGGCGCCTTATTACTATGCGCCGCATCCACTTGCAACTGATAGGCATCAATTCGCGCATGGATCGAAGGTAGACTCCCTGTCTCCTGCGCTTGTCGATACAACTTAACGGCATCTCGCCATGACGGAGCCTCACCCATTCGGTGAAGCTTCTCGGCATTAGAGCCCAAAGTGCACAATTTCGCAAATTTCGTGGGCTCACGCTCTGTCCTGATTCCCTCAATTCGTGCAACAGGTACACGTATCATTGGCAAAACAACCTTCGACGAATCAACATTCATAGACGAAGCCATAATCATTGTTTGTAAAAGGTTGCCATGCACCAGAAAAACTGGCACACAGTATAACTAACCGCATAACGAACGGTGACGTCAGCCATTTACTGTCTGGCAGAAAGACAACAAGCAATTCAATCTATCTCCTGAATCCGAGGACCACCTAACAATCGCGGATATGCATAACGCCGACTAATATAGTTAACTGCAGAAGCACCCATCGCAGCAGAAGCAGAAGTCGCAGCCGGAGAAGACAGCAGCCCGCTCAAAGCATTACCAGCCATCGTTAAATAACTTTGACCAGCATCAACTGCAGGTTGTAGACTTCGGCCACTCGTAGGAGCTAAATGCAAATTCCCAAAAGCCGGCACAATAGGGTCAGCCGTAACATCCCATTTATCAATAGCCTGCGCACGTTTAAACAATTCCATCGCCTCTGCCACAGGCACACATTCATCACTTTGAGGCAATATTGAAGACTGGGCAAACAACGGTTGAAGCAAAACGTAATACATGGTTTCAACAAATAAAGGCTGAGTGGCTTGACCTCCTAAAGCACCGATCGCGCACCCATTATAAGTAGCATACGGCGTAACACCAGCACCAGAAAAGCTGGCAATATTAGTTAAATTAAAATCGGATACATCACTTGGCATCCAACGAACCATAATACGCGTATCAATAGGGGCTTGAACATAATTTCTCATTTGAGTAATAGTATTGTTCGGCGAGGTAGCAGAAAATGGAGACGTACCATTAACCGGCACAACACCGGCAAAAAGCAAGCCAGAAGTACCAGTTAAGGTTCCAGTGCTAAAACAACGCACGGCACCGCAAATAGGGTGACCAGTCGAAGCTAAAGTCCGACAAGTCGCCGACCCACCATAAACAGCATAGGTTGAATTTGCAGTTGACCAAGCATTACCATCATTGGCAAGTACAGGTAGCGAATAATTAATTGACGACATTTCTGCAGTGGCAGATGTTATCACAGGATAAGAAATATAATAAGCTGACAAATCAGTATCCATTTTTATAATCCTGCGATCATACAACTGCGCAATTACAGTCGCATTGCCAAAATTATCGCCTAAACGTGGAGGGGCATATTCAAAAGGGTCCATAATGGCACGCCACAATTTCTGTAATGCTGTAGATTTCATACCACGACTCAGTTTGGCCTTAGTTTTGGGCTTCTTCTTAATAACTTCCTCAACGGCAACAAGAGCCACCTTTTCGCTTTTCGCTTTCAGGCGTTTCTTCAGATTTCGACGTTTAGATTTTGGAGACATAGAAGATAGAATTAATTGAATGCAAAAGTAACTTATCTAACAACAAGCC